GTCACGAGAGAAGCGCCTGATTTATCTCCATCTAAACTTAAAGATAAATTGTTTAGAGACATGTTAAATGATAAAACTCCTATCGGTAAGTTATATAAAAGTGCAGTAGATTATGATTTTAATGTTGAAGATGTAGATATTGGCAGTCTTATTAAGCCTGAATATTTTGAAAAACTAATACCTGTTGTAAAAAAAGCACAAGCAGACTTTCCGTTGACACCTTACGTAGATCCTAAAAAAATAGCCGCTTTGAAAAAAGGCTTAAATGAATACAACCAGAACGTACCCAAAGTTAATAAGTTAGCTCAAGATAAATTTAGAATACAAAACGAATTGAAGGCATCTGGATTAACACCTAATTCACCTTCTTATTTGAGAGTAAGTGACGAACTAGCAGAGATAGATAAACAAATAGCTGATCTTGTTCCGCCTGAAAGTTTTGGTAATTTTAGTGGATTTACTCTAACTAAAGCAGACTTAGAACAAGCTACGGGCAAACCCTTTACTGAATCGCTTGATAAAAGTGTAGATGAAATATTCTACACCTTAAAAGAAACATCACCTGTAGATGGAGTTACACCTATTATTCAAAAATACGGACCAGGAACTCCTGAAGAAAGAGCTTTGAAATACTTTAATGAAATGGTGAACAACAGCGACCAAACTTTTGATCTTGCTAACGGTCTTGGCATACTTAAAAGAGCTACTAAAATTAATCCTGACTTACTCAAGGGGTATGCAATAGATGCTTTTGCTGAAGGCTCAAGAAGTAATGTTACTAAATTTCCTATAAGATCTAATTTCTTACGGGCAGTAACAGAAGGAAAGGATGGTATGTACCTTGATTCAGCTACTAAAAGACTTGGAAAAGAGGGAGGTAGTGAATATGAAATACTACAAACAACTTATAAACAAGCTGAAGGAGAAATAGCTAAAATTATTAGAGAGTTGGGTGAAGATCCCAAAAAATACGTTAGAAAGTTTGATGATGTAGATGGAGATCTTGATGGTACTTACGTTAAGATTGATCAACAAATAAGAGATCTAGTGAAAGACAAAGGTGTAGATGCATTTAAAGATGGTGGTCCTGCTATATCTAAAAGGGAACAAGAAAAACTAGCTAGAGCTAAAAAAGAAGAAATCAAACAACAATTTGATGACGTTGTAAAAAAACAATTTATTGAAGATTATATAGATGATACAAGGTTTGAAGATTTATACGAATCTTACAAAAAAACTCAAGATTTAGGTATTGAATTAAAAGACACTATTGGAACTGGTCTTGTCTCAAATTTTAATTTCCCATTCAAAAATAATTTAAAAGAAATTATAAAATCGGAAGATCCAAAAAATACAGCCAAAGAATTATTTGATTTCTATAGTACTTCAAAAATTGATGAAGCTTTACAAAATTTAAACTTACCATTAGATGTAAGAAAGACAAAAGAAGGCACTAAACTTAACAAGGATATTTATTCAGGAGATCAATTTAATATTGATTTTTCTGGATACAAACCTGATAGTGAAGACTTTAAAGGTAATGTTAAATTTCAATACGCTAACAGATCTCCATATGGAAATGTAAATATACAGAGTATGCTTGATGAATTAGGTGATGTTAATACGTTTGCAGATTATAGGTATGAAGATGGTCCTCTAGAATTTAGAGCAATAAAACGACCAGGTAGAGATTTTTATGGAGATGTTAGTTATACTTTAAATGATATAAATCTTGGAAATAATCAAAGATTAGCAGCTAAAGCGGTTGTAGATAATTTAAAAAATGCTGCACTAAGATTGAATTATAATTATCTGAATCCTACTTCAGGTGGATATTTAAGCGGTGGATTAAATTTATCTAACCAACGCAGCCCTGAATTAAATTTAGAGTTTGGTAGAAGATTTTGAACCTAGCTCACCTTTCCGATCAGGAGATTAAAGAAACCTTAGTTCTGAAAGAACGTCTAGAACTACTTAAAAAACAAAATGGTTGCCAAGAAACATTCTTAGACTTTATCAACCATATGTGGCCCGAGTTTATTTGTGGTCGTCATCATAAAATATTTGCACAAAAGCTAGAGGATGTTGCTAATGGCAAATGCAACAGGCTTATTATCAATATGCCGCCAAGACATACCAAGTCTGAGTTCTGTTCTACATACTTCCCTGCTTGGATTATGGGTAAACAGCCAAAGCGTAAGATTATGCAAACAACGCATACCGGAGAGCTAGCTGTACGATTTGGTCGTAAGGTTCGTAATATGATGGATACGGACGAATACAGACAGATATTTCCAAAGGTTAATTTACAGGCAGACTCTAAATCAGCTGGTCGTTGGGAAACTGACAAAGGTGGCGAATACTTTGCCGCAGGTGTAGGAGGAGCAATTACGGGTCGTGGTGCGGATCTATTAATTATTGACGATCCACATTCAGAGCAAGATGCTCTTAGCCCTACTGCTATGGAGGCATGTTGGGAATGGTATACATCTGGACCTAGACAGCGTTTGCAACCAGGTGGAGCTATCATACTGGTAATGACTCGTTGGAGTTCTATAGATCTAACCGCTAAGTTATTAGACTCCCAGAAAGAGCTATCGGCTGACCAATGGGAGATTGTAGAGTTCCCTGCTATATTCCCTGAAACTAACAATGCTTTGTGGCCTGAGTTCTGGTCTATGGATGAACTAGAAAAGGTTAAAGCATCTTTGCCGGTACAGAAATGGAATGCACAATGGATGCAGACTCCTACATCTGAAGAAGGATCTATTGTCAAAAGAGAGTGGTGGAAGGCTTGGGAAAGTGAAGTTTTACCGCCAGTTAGTTATATTATTCAAAGTTATGATACTGCGTTTAGTAAGAAAGAAAATGCAGACTACTCTGCTATTTCAACGTGGGGTGTGTTCAAGCCTACGCCTGACTCACCTGATTGCGTAATATTGTTAGATGCTCAAAAAGATCGTTGGGACTTCCCAGAACTGAAACGTGTGGCATACGAAGAATATCAATACTGGGAACCTGATATGGTTTTGATAGAAGCCAAGGCATCTGGAACACCTTTGACACATGAACTTAGAAGGTTGGGTATACCTGTAGTTAACTACTCACCAACCAGAGGACATGACAAATCTACTAGGATGCATTCTGTTGCACCTATCTTTGAGTCTGGTTTGGTATATGCACCTGAAAGAAAGTTTGCAGATGAGATGATAGAAGAGTGTGCCTCTTTTCCTTTTGGTAAAAATGATGACCTATGTGATACTATGACGCAAGCTCTGATGAGATTTAGGGAGGGTGGTTTAGTTTCCCTTGATGATGACTACTCAGACAAAGAGAAAGCACCAGTAAGGAGAGTATACTACTAGGATTATGGCAATAGAAAAAGATATAAACCCAACAGTACTAAATGAGGAAAACCGAGTACCGCTTGGTCAAGAAAACATGAAAGTAGCAATAGAAGCAATCATGGAGTCTGGAACTGAGGGTTTTGAAATGCAAGAAGACGGTAGTGCTATTCTTGGTGAATCTATTACAGAAGAGATAGATACAGACTTTGATAGTAATTTAGCAGAAGTTTTAGATCCTCAAGAATTACGAAATATTGCTAATGAATTAATTGCAGGTATAGAGAAAGATAAAGCCTCAAGAGATGATTGGGAAAAAACATATAAAGACGGTTTAGAATATCTTGGTATGCGCTTTGACGAGGAAAGATCAGAGCCTTTTGTTGGTGCTAGTGGCGTTATTCACCCTTTACTAGGTGAAGCTGTAACGACCTTCCAAGCACAAGCTTATAAAGAACTGTTACCGGCAGGCGGCCCTGTAAAAACTCAAGTTATAGGTGCATATGACTCATTAGCTGAAGAACAAGCTCAAAGGGTCAAAGAATTTATGAACTATCAAATTACTCATGTTATGGAGGAGTTTGATGAAGAATTAGACCAAATGCTTTTCTATCTGCCTTTGGCAGGATCTGCATTCAAAAAGGTTTATTATGATGAAGGTCTTGGTAGAGCTGTATCTAAGTTTGTAGCACCTGAAGATCTTATAGTTCCTTACTACACTACCGATCTTGAAACATGCAACAGAATTACAAATGTAATTAAGATCTCCGAGAATGAAGTTAGAAAACTACAATCTGTTGGATTTTACAAAAAGATAGATATAAGTGGTGGTGATAGTACTGATGAATATAGTGGTGTAAAAGAAGAAATAGACAAGCTATCTGGTGTTGAGCCTTCATATGATGATGGCGAAGTATCTTTGTTATACGAAGTACATTGCAACCTAGAGCTAGACGGTTTTGAAGATATAGACGATGAAGGTCAACCTACAGGAATAAAACTACCTTACATAGTTACTATAGATGCTAACTCAAATGACATACTTTCTGTTAGAAGAAACTATAGAGAAGATGATTCTCTCAAGAATAAAATAGAATACTTTGTTCACTTTAAGTTTTTGCCTGGTCTAGGATTCTACGGTTTTGGATTAACTCATATGATTGGTGGTTTATCTAAAGCATCAACTTCAATTATGAGACAGTTAATTGATGCTGGAACTCTTGCCAACTTACCTGCTGGTTTTAAAACTAGAGGTATAAGAATTAGGGATGAAGATACACCTATACAACCAGGTGAGTTTAGAGACGTAGATGCTCCTGGTGGATCTTTAAGAGATTCAATACAACCGTTACCTTTCAAAGAACCAAGTGGCACCTTACTTCAGTTGTTAAACATACTGGTTAATTCAGGACAAAAGTTTGCATCTATTGCTGAAATAAATACAGGGCAAGGTAATCCAAACGCACCTGTAGGCACAACGCTAGCATTACTAGAAAGATCTACTAAAGTTCTATCTGCAATACACAAACGATTACATAACTCACAAAAGAAAGAATTTAAAATACTATCTAATGTTTTCCAAGAGTATTTACCGCAAGAGTATCCATATGCGGTAGCAAACAACGAAACAACCATCAAACTATCTGACTTTGATGAGAAGGTAGATATATTCCCAATATCTAATCCTGATATATTTAGTCAATCTCAAAGGATTGCTATGGCACAAGAAATGATGCAATTGGTCCAATCCAATCCTCAAGTGCATGGGCCTAACGGCACATACGAAGCTTACAAAAGAATGTATGCGGCTATAGGTGTTGATAACGTAGAACAAATACTGACACCTCCACCTCCTACAGATCCTTTGCCTCTAGAGGCTGGTTTTGAAAACAATCAATTATTATTAGGACAACAAGCTCAAGCATTCCCACAACAAAATCATGATGCACATATTGCAATCCACATGTCTTTGTTAAACACACCTCCGGTGCAGATGAATGCTCAAGTGCAAGCTTTGATTCATTCACACATCATGCAGCATCTTCAGATGAAGGCTGATATTCTTGGTGAACAACAAATGCCACCAGAAGTTATGCAACAGTTTCAACAAATACAACAGCAAGCTCAACAGGCATCACCACAAGAAGCACAAAATTTATCCTTACAAGCAGGAGATATATTGGCACAATTTTCATCACCTATACTTGCTGAACTGTTAGTTGAATATAATCAGAAGGTTTCAGCGCCACAAGATGAAGATCCATTAGTTGCCATAAGAAAACAAGAATTGGCCCTGAAAGGTCAGGAGCTTTCTATAGAGCAACAACAGTTCTTAGCTGCCGAACAAAGAAAGGCTCAAGAAGCTCAACAAAGAATTAATGTTGATAGAGAAAGAATTGATGCTCAAGAGGATATTGCAGATCTTAGAGATGAAACGGCTAGAGCTAGGTTAGAACAACAGGCAAGGTTCAAACTTATGGAACAAGCCAATAAACAACAGTAGTGCCTAAAACTTTTGACGTTCAAAAAGTACAGCGTGTTAAGAAAAAAACATCTATAGGCAACAGCGCCTTGAGTAGAGGTGCAGGTACCAACAAAAGAAAAACTAAAAAGAAGTACCGAGGGCAGGGTAAATAAAACTTGCAAATAATTAGGTTGTACTGAATAATTAAAAACATGATTAAAAGAACTGATATTAGCCAACAAAAAACTCCTACTGTAATGAAGAATAAAAATCCTTACAGTAACAAAGGTTCTGTGCCTCTTAAAACAGATGCAGGTACTTTTGATGCTAATACTTCACCTAAACCTGGAATGGGTAAAGGTAAAGCTAGAGGTATGGGAGCTGCTGAATTTGGCGGCAAGTTTTCTGGCGTTTATTAGGTGTCGGTAGTTTGGATAAGCCAAAAGTTTTTAAAAGAACTTGAGGCCCAAAAGGAAAGCGTAAAAGATGTAATCTTAGCTGGCACCAAAGACTTTGCCCAATATCAGTATCTGTGTGGACGTTACAGTTCTCTAGTTGACACAGAAAATTCATTTAGAGAACTGCTAGGAAAAATACAAGAAGATGTCGAAGATACAGATACCTGAACATGTTGCTCAAGCAATAGAAAAAGAAAAGACCCAAGAAACAGAAACTCCAGAAACAGAAGAAACTCAACCAGAAGAGATATTGCCTTACGTAGAACAGGCGGCTAGAGTTTTAGATCCAACTCTCCTGGACAAATCAATTTTAGAAAGAATGCCTCAACCTACTGGTTGGAGGATACTTATACTTCCATACAAAGGAAAAGCAGTAACAGAAGGTGGAATACACCTAGTACAGTCACAGGTTGATAGAGAATCTTTAGCAACCGTTGTGGGTTATGTCGTTAAAATGGGTCCTGATTGCTATAAAGACTCCAGTAGATTTACTGAAGCCTGGTGTCAGGAAAAACAATGGGTATTGATAGGCAGATATGCTGGCGCTCGTTTTAAACTCGGAGATGAATCTGAATGCAGAATCATTAATGATGATGAAGTGATAGCTACTATATTAGATCCTGATGATATTCTTGCAGTATAAGGAGCAAAAATGAATGAAGAAGCAAAACAAGAAGAGCTAGTAGATGAAGGGGAGGTTGTAGAAGTAGATCTTCCTGAAGAAAAACCTAGCGGTAAAATAGCTGATATTGCTACAACAGAGGAATCTGATGAAGAAGCTGAGAAAGTTATTGAGGATGTGTCACAAGAGCCAGAAGAAAAATCTGCTGAAGAGTTAGAAGATTATTCTGAAAAGGTTAAAAAAAGAATTGGGAATCTTACACGTAAGTTAAGAGAGGCTGAAAGAGGTCAAGAGTCTGCTTATGAGTATGCAAAAAGAGTTGCAGAAGAAAACCAACAGTTAAAAACTAGATCTACAAGTTTAGATAAATCATATTTAAACGAAGCAGAGAGCAGACTTAAATCACAAAAGGCACAAGCATTAGCGGCATTAAAGAACGCTCATGAGGTTGCAGATTATGAAAAAGTTGCAAAGGCACAAGAAGTTCTTGCAAAAATAGCAGTAGAAGAAAACAAAGTTTCTGATTCTAAGGTTGTAATTCAACAACAAGAAGAACTACAAACTAATTATCAAGATTATTATCCTAACCAAGCCCTACAAAATCAAACACAACAAGCTGTAGTTCCAGAGTTAGTTGGAAGAGATAAAGAGTGGGTTGATAACAATGAATGGTTTGGTCAGGATGAAGTAATGACTATGGGTGCTATGGCAATCAACAAACAATTAGAAAGTGAAGGGTTTGACCTTGGTTCGGAAGAGTACTATAGTGAGGTTGATAAGAGAATTCGTGAAGAATTCCCGCAGAAGTTTGATGAATCTTCTGTTAAATCTAAGCCTCAACAAAAGGTGGCTTCAGCAGGTAGAGTAGCTGGTAATACTAGCTCAAATAAAAGACAAGTTAAATTGTCACCATCTGAAGTTCAAATGGCTAAAAGATTAAACGTACCCTTAGGTGAGTACGCTAAATACGTTAAAAGGTAAAACTATGACAGAAGAAAATAAAGATTTAAACAGAACCTCGCGTTCTGCCGACACACGAGCCAAAAAAGTTGCTCGCAAACCATGGAGTCCACCATCAATGTTGGATACTCCTCCTGCACCTGAAGGTTACACCTACAGGTGGATCAGAGCTGAACTCGCAGGTAGCGAAGACAGAAAAAATGTAACTTCTAGGATGAGAGAGGGTTTCGATCTTGTCAGGGCCGAAGAGTTAGATGGATTTGAACTTCCTACTTTAGATGACGGTAAACATGCAGGAGTAGTTTCAGTTGGCGGTTTGCTGCTGGCGAAGATTCCTAATGAAACGCGCGAAGAAAGAAACTCCTACTTTGAAGGTCGTGCGCTTACTCAGCAAGATGCTGTAGACAATGATCTTTTAAGGGAATCAGATCCAAACTCTCCAATCTTGAATCCGGAGAGGTCAAGCAAAGTAACTTTTGGAGGTGGTCAACGCAGTTGATCATCAATTTTATTAATTTTAAATAATATAGGTAACTTATTATGGCTAACAAAAATGCCCCATTTGGAGCAAGACTTGTAGGCAAATTAGGTTCTGGTGTCGCTAATGGCGGAACAACAGAATATGAAATTGCTTCAGGTGCTTCAGGGAATATTTTTTCAGGCGATATAGTAAAAATGCTCAATACTGGTACTATCTTAGTAGCAGGTGCAGGTGATGAACCGCTAGGTATTTTTAGAGGATGTAAGTTTACTAATAGCAGCGGAGACGTTGTTTTTAGTTCTCATTTTCCTGACGGAACTGTATCGACTGATATTGTAGCATTCGTAGAAGATGACCCTAATGCTGTATTTGAAATTCAGAGTGCCGGTTCTCCAGCGCAGACTGATGTAGGCTTGAATGCAGATATTTCTTATACCGCTGGCTCTACCAAAACTGGTATGTCAGCTATGGAACTATCTGGAACAACAGCCGCAACAACTGCGACTTTCAGAATCATGGGCTTTTCCTCTGATCCAGATAACAGCACTACAGGTTCAGCTAACGTGAATGTTATAGTTAAGTTTAATGAGCATTTCTATGTTGATCCTACAGGAGTTTAATCATGGCAATAAATAGGTCGCAATTAGCGAAAGAATTAGAGCCAGGCTTAAACGCCTTGTTCGGCATGGAATATGCTAGATATGAAGCAGAGCATGCAGAAATCTTTGATACAGAGAGTTCTGATAGAGCGTTTGAAGAAGAAACTTTAATCGTTGGGTTCGGTAATGCTGAAGTAAAATCAGAAGGTAGTGGAGTCAGATTTGACAATGCTAACGAAGGTTATACTTCTCGTTATACTCACGAGACGGTTGCTTTAGCATTCGCACTAACAGAAGAAGCTGTTGAAGATAATCTGTATGATCGTCTAGGTGCTAGATACACTAAAGCACTAGCTAGATCTATGGCTAATACAAAGCAAATCAAAGCTGCGTCTGTATTGAACAATGCGTTCTCTACAACAGGCGGTGATGGCAAAGTATTAATCGCTACAGATCACCCGCTAGGCGGAGGTGGTTCTTTAGCAAATAGAGCTACAACTATGGCGGATCTTAATGAAACTTCTCTTGAAGATGCATTAATTAATATCTCTACATTTACTGATGATAGAGGTCTTAATATTGCACTAAGAGGAATGAAATTAATTGTTCCACCTCAGTTGCAGTTTGTTGCTGACAGACTCTTACAAACCCCAGGGAGAGTAGGAACATCTGACAATGACATTAACTCTATTAGAAATCAGGGAATGATTCCTGATGGCTATGTTGTAAATCATTATCTAACAGATACAGATGCTTTCTTCTTGAAAACAGACTGTCCTGATG